CGCAGGTAGGTCAGGGCAGCGGCCTGCATGGTGTCGAGGTAGTCAGCGGGGTGGTTGGCGGTAGTCACGATGCGATGTCCTCTTTGGCGGGCTGCTGGGCTTCTTCCTGGTCGTCGAACAGACCGAGCTGCTGTTCGCGGATGGCGAGATTGCTGGCGTACACCTTCTGCGCCATGGCGTTGAGGTGGCTGGTGCTGGGCGGCAGCTCACAGGCCGGCGCGTTGGGCAGGCCGCTGGGGCTGGCCAAGTGGGTCAGCTCGGTGTGGGCGTAGAACGACGCGCTGCAGGGCGCGAAGTGACATTGGAATACCTGCTGGCGCAGGAATACGTGGGCGAACCAACTGGTCCGGCAGACCAGGGGCGCACCGCAGAAGCAGCACCAGAACTGCCCCTTCTTCTGTTTCTTGAACAATGCCATCTCTCTTCCCTGCCGCCTGTTGCGGCTCCGGCCTCGCCGGGTTCTGGCGCTCCGCGCCGACTTCGTGCCCGCCGTCCTGGCAGGCGTTCAGGGTGTGTGTTGTGGCTAGTGCTTGCGGCCGCTGCCTCTGGCCGCGTGCAGCGTGATCACCGCCCAGACCTCTTCTTCGCGCGCCGCCAGGTGCCGGCGGTGGGCGCTGAGGATCTGGACGACTTCCTGCTCATCGATGACGCCGTCTTCCAGCGCCTGGCCGATGATCTGGTCCACCAGGCCGCGCTTGACCGCGGTCTTCACCGAGCGGGCGTAGAGATCCAGGTTGTCCAGATCGCCGACCTCGGCCTGGCGCACGAAGAAGCCGCCGTACTGGGCCGCGAGGTAGTCCACCAGGTGGGTGGTGCCGGTCTCCTGCTCCAGCAGCAGGATCTGCTGGTCATTGAGCGGGCGGCAGCCGGCGGTCTCGTAGGCGTGGTTGTCGAATTTCTTGAGCGGCAGGCCGAGGCGGGCGGCCGCGCATTCACGACCGCCGGGGTAGGCGCAAATCACGGCGCTGATGACCTGGCGGCGGGTTTCTAGGGCAGGGCGTTTCATCTTCCAGTTTCTCCCTGGGCCACGCGGCCCTAGTGTTGGGCCGTTGTGGTAGCCGGGATCTCGCCATGTTTGATGCCGAGCAGAACGGCTGCGCGGTGGGACTCCCCTCGACGGCCCTTCTTGCGGCCGTTGAGAAGGTCGCTGACCAAATTCTTGTTCAACGAGTGAGTGCGGCAGAACTCAGCGATGGATATGCCCGCTCGATCCAGCTGGGCGCGGGCTTGCTCGGGAGTCAGAGGGGCGGGCATAGTGTTCCTGTGTGTTCAAACGTATTCATTCGAGTTTCATTATGACCAATAAAATGGTCACGTAAAGGGGTGGTGCTTGAAAAATTGTTCATCGGGCGAATCCCCTGCACGAGAGGTAGGAGATCGACTTCGCGATGAGCGCTTGCGGCTCGGCTATACGCAGGGTGACTTCGCGCAGGCGGGCGGGGTCAATCGCAACACGCAGGGCAGCTATGAGCGCGGTGAACGGTACCCGGACACGGCGTATCTGTTAGGGGTTGCTGGGATCGGTGTCGATGTTGGATACGTTGTTACGGGGCTAAAAGCCGCTGTAGCAGAGTCATCGCTTAATGAGGTGGAGCAGGAGCTCCTGGGGTATTTTCGAACTGTTTCGGACTACAACAAGGAAACCATCCGCCGCATGGTATTCGCGATGGCGGCGGCCGATGGCGGCCTAGATTCCGAGAAGACCTAAAGGCCTTTCCCAAAGCAAAAAGCCCAGCCACACGCTGGGCTTTTTGTTTCAGGTGGCTTTCGGCGGTTGGCGAACTGCATCACAAAATGTACTGTTTTTGCATACAGTAATAAGGAGTGTGCAGTACCTATGGATCAGCTCAAGCAAGCCCCTTTGAAGATCTCTGGTCGACAACCCATGCCTTCGGCAGCCAGTGAGTACGAGGCGCAACTGCTGGAGGCTGTGAGGGTGCTATCTCAAGATGATCAGCAGCGGGTCTATCTGCTTGTGCTGGACCTGGCCCGGGTCAGTGGGCCACTGGCGCGGAAGCGGTCAGCCTCTATGGAAACCGATGTCAGACCGGGGGCGAAGTGATCCAGATGGGGAGGATGCTGCCGATGGTTTCAAGACACCCGTCTCATCGTCTGAGCTCCACTCGTCGCTTCGTCTGTTGACCTATTTCTAACAGCGTCGCCTATACTGTTTAAACGTACAGTATCAAGGTGCCACCATGGACGCTTTCCAGACACGGGGTCGCAGACTCGCCCAGCTCGCGCTTTCCCAGGCGCGGCTGAAGATCACCGGCTTCCAGAGCCCGGCCGAGGATCACGCGCAGCTGCCACTCTCGATTGATGAGGCGATTGGCTGGGGAGCGCCCAACCTCTGGCTCTGGCTGGTGAATAGCGAGGCCCTCGCGGGGCTGAGCATCCACCAGGGGGATGTCCTGGTCGTGGACCGTGCCGGCGATGTCGAGCCGGGGCGTGCGGTCATCGTGGTGGCCGACTGTGAGCACCGTCTCTGCACGGTGCTCACCAGCCAGGAGCGGCAGCAGCTGCTGGCTACGATCGGGCGCGATGGCCATCCGCGGCCCCTCGACCTGATTGGCGAGGTGGAGCTCTGGGGTGTGGTGGACTTCCTGATGCGAGACCTGCGGCCATGAACGTCTACGCGTTGATCGACTGCAACTCCTTCTACTGCAGCTGCGAGCGGCTGTTCCGGCCCGAGTTGAAAGGACGGCCGGTGGTGGTGCTGTCGAACAACGACGGATGCGTAATCGCCCGGAGCCGTGAGGCAAAGGCCCTGGGCATCGGCATGGGCGTGCCGTACTTCCAGAACCGGGCCTTCCTGCGGCAGCACAACGTCGCTGTCTTCAGCTCCAATTACGAGCTCTACGCCGACGTCTCCAATCGCGTGATGCGGACCATCCAGGGGATGGTGCCGGACCTAGAGGTGTACTCGATCGACGAATGCTGGGCTGACCTTACTGGCATGCCTGGCGACCTTGAGGCGCTCGGCCGGGAGATCCAGGCGCGGGTGCATCGCTGGGTGGGAATCCCGGTCGGCGTAGGGATCTCGACCACCAAGACGCTGGCGAAACTGGCCCAGTGGGCGGGCAAGACCTGGCGCGCAACCGGCGGGGTGGTGGATCTCACCGACGCGCTTCGGCAGGGGCGCCTGCTGCCGCTGGCGCCAGTGGGCGATGTATGGGGCGTGGGCCGCAAGCTGACCACTCGCCTGCAGGGGCTCGGCATCACTACCGCCCAGGATCTGGCCCGGGCGGACCTGCGGATGGTGCGTAAGGAATTCTCCCGCGTGCTGGAGCGGACGGCGCGAGAGCTACGCGGCGAACAGTGGATGCGCCTACACGAGGCGCCGCCGCTTAAGAAGGAAATCATCAGCTCGCGGATGTTTGGCGACCGGGTGTATCGCATCGAGGCGTTGCGCGAAGCCATGGCCACCTACGTCACCCGGGCGGCCGAGAAGCTGCGTGAGCAGGGATCGCTGTGCTCCACACTGCTGGTGAGCGTGCAGACCGGCCAGCACGAACCTGAGGAGCGCCGCTACTACCGCAGCCTGGGCATCCAGCTGGCTCACCCAACCGACGACACCCGCATCCTGGTGCAGGCCGCGCTGGCCGGACTGGACCCGATCTATCGCGAGGGCTACGCCTATTCGAAGTGCGCTGTGGTGCTGGGCAGCATCGTGCAGACGGACGAGTTCACCCCGGACCTCTTCGCCCCGGCCGGGCAAGGGCGGACCAGCGAGCTGATGCAGGTGGTAGACCGGATCAACGCCCGGTACGGGCGGGCGGCGTTGCACGTGGGGCGGGTGCCCGCCGATCCGGGGTGGCAGATGCGGCGGGAGCTGTTGTCGAGAGGGTATACGACGCGGTGGGGGGAGTTGCCTCAAGCGATATGAGCCATATCCCAAACCTATACAGGGTCATCCGTTGAGAGGAGAAATCAGGCCCAATAGTTATACAAACGTCGTTTCGTCGTACAGGAGGGATAAAGCGGGTTCGTTTACGACTCACTACCTGCATGTACGACTACTGAAGCTATGCAGATGAAACGCAAGGTGTTGATTGCCGAAGACGAAGCGGCGCTGGCAGAGATGCTGAGCGAGGTTTTCGAGGATGCTGGCTTCGATGTGATCGCCTTCGAGAGCGCGGATGAAGCGTGCGCTCAGCTGCATCAGCATGTGGGAGGTCTGGATCTTCTATTCACCGATGTGAAGATGCCAGGAGAGAAGACCGGACTGGATCTGGTTTTCGCGGCCCGTAAATACCGCCCAGAACTGCCTATCGTTGTCTCATCCGGTTACTTCGAAGGGCCGGTGCAGCAGATTGATCAGGTGACCTTACTGCCCAAGCCGTGGAGCTTGGAGAAGCTCATGGCGGTGTGCGATCTGGATTTCAAATAGTCCCCGCCTGCGCTTGGCGGCACATCTGTAACATCGTCTCGCCAGGGCGGCGATAGCGGTCAAGCAGGTCCCTCCAGGCCTTTTTTTCAAGGCCTACCTTCATCGCTGCGCTTACCGCGACGGTCTGGTGGACCAGGTCATTGAGCTGGTCCCAGTCGATCAGCATGTCGTCGAGCTGCTGATCCGCCAGCCACATCTCCTTCGCCATGATGCAGACATCACGGAGAGTAATGCTGTCATGTACGCGATTGGCCTCTGTCATAGATGTATCACCGGTTTCATGAGCAGCTCAGACGGTCTAGTCGTCTGGGTAGATCTGCTCGGCAGTGATCGCTGGATGGCAGCCTAATTCACGGATTTCGTTCACGGCATCTCTGATTACGGTGTAGAGCAGCTCGGTATTGCTCACCAAGGCTTTGCTCAGGCTTCTGGATACTTGAGCGGGCCGGGACGGATCGATAAGGGTGAAGACAATCACGTCACCCTGCGAGGCAATTTCGTGCTTGAGGGGCGGGTTGAGGGCGTTGAGTTGTTCAGCGAGTGATTGCACGTCGGTCTCCTAGGCTGCTCGATTTGAGCGGCGTCCGCCGCGAGAGTTCGGGAGTGCCGGCAGGCGGGATCTGCTTGGTGCGAACGGCGGGTGCGGCGTTAGGATTTCTTTCTAGTCGTGATGCTGACAGCGCGGTCCAAAAACTGGGTGACCAGGGAGCGCTGTGTTCCACTCTGCTGGTAAGTGTGCAAACCGGGCGGCACGAGCCCGAGGAGCGCCGTTACTACCGCAGCCTGGGCATCTAGCTCGCGCACCTGATCGACGATACCCGCCTCCTGGTGCAGGCCGCCCTGGCCGGGCTGGACCCTATCTATCGCGAGGGCTACGCCTACTCGAAGTGCGCCGTGGTGCTAGGCAGCATCGTGCAGACCGACGAGTTCACGCCGGACCTCTTCGCCCCGGCCGGGCAGGGGCGGCCCAATGAGCTGATGCAGGTGGTGGACCGGATCAACGCCCGGTACGGGCGGGCGGCGCTGCACGTAGGGCGGGTGCCCGCCGATCCGGGGTGGCAGATGCGGCGGGAGCTGCTGTCGCGGGGGTATACGACGCGGTGGGGAGAGTCGCCGCGGGCGGGATAGCTGCCGCACACACTGGAATATACGTATTTCTTATATTAAGGCTTTCAATTCTTTGGTTTCACACACTGCGATCGGCTTGGATTGGAGGCGTCAATAGAGTTTCGAGTTTTTGAGAAACAAGGCGATGAAGTCCAGTTGATAAGTCAGCTATCTGGCTGTTGTGCAATTTTAGGTCGCTAGGTGTGATTAGCTCTCTACCTTCTCCATGCGCAATTCTGTTTCGTTTTTTTAGAAGTTCTTCGATAGCACTTACATATCCTACTTTGCGTCGTTTCGATTTGGGTAGCCATTTCTCGTCTATAATCTTCAGTAGATCGTTTAGCAAGGCCGAATCAGATGAAGAAGAATTTAGTTTTGCCTCAATCTTATCCTTTATCATGTCTGATTGGGGCTCGGTTATAAAGGTGCTGTCTAGCCCAAAATCAGCAATAGACAGATGTTCTATTACTTGCTCTATTCCGATGTTGGAGAACATGGTTTCAACAACGTCAACAGATGGGTTGCTATTGGTTTTTGAGAATTTGACATGATTGATTTTGTGATGTTGATCTTGTTGCAGCTTTGTCTTTAGCTCTTCGAAAAACTGTGTTTTATTCTGCACATAGGCCTGCTGAGTGATTTCCATTAAATGCGAAAAAATGCCAGCAGGTAGTATGGATATTCGAATTTCGCCGTCGTTTATCGCCTCGAAAAACTCTTCCATTAAATCTCGCAGGTAACCCTCGAAATACCCACAGAGAAGAACTAGCCCTGACCTGGTCATGGCGTTTCCTAAAATTCTGTTTCCTTCATTCGATCTGTCTTCGAGTAAAGACCCAGCATGATCGGCAATGAGCTCAATTTCCCTCAGGCTTTCAGTAAGACGATCAAAGCAATCCATTGGTCTTATCTCGCTAGAATATCAGTCAGCACGCGAGAACGGTGGAGTACACGTAGTCTTTGCGAGGTTCCTTGGAAGATTGAACCCAAATATAGTGGCATACAGAATGCTGATAAAGCCCGATCTCGTAAGTCTGATGGTAGAGGAGAGCCGGATTCAATCAGTCTCGAGAAGGCAATCATCTGTGATTCGTAAATAGAGCCATTTATCAAGTTTGTGGCGAATGCACTTGCAAACGGGTCGCTGAGATCAATTGGCTTACGAAACGCACAGCCTGGACCCAAGGTGTCGTAGATACAATCAATGGTCGATTCAAATATGGTCTCTAGGAAGTTTACCCTTTCGCTAGAAAGGTATCGATTTTCTTCCATAAATTTATTCAAATATTCTGTATAGCTGTCACTGTACTCGCTATTTTCAGTGAATTCCCTATAAGCAAAGAATCGCAAAACTAGTTCGGAGTCTTTCATGTTTTGACGTGAGCTGGCAGGCAGTGCGATCATTTCTTGAAACTTTTGGTTCAGGGTCAGCTTTTTTATCAGGTTGTTTAGGGATCCTCTGTATATGCTGTTTCGAACCTCTTGGTCTGTAAGCTCGGTACTGCCACTGTTTAGTCGCTCAAAAACTTCGAATTTCAAGGTTTCGTCTGATTCATTGAGCACGACTATGCAGCGCATTGGGCGCTTGCTAAGAGTAGACTTGTCTTCGCGCGATAGCTCTGAGTAGCGTCTTCCATTGAGGTCTGCTCTGATTTTTAATCCCTCTAAAACCAGTTCATCAATCTCTTGGGATCGTTGTCTTTGTGTCAGGTCATTCGGTTTTATGAATCTAAATAACGACGTAAGTCGCTGCTGCCCATCTATTACGCTAAATGCTCCATCTTTTTCTTCTGCAAAATAAAATACCGGGACAGGGATGTTGAGTAGAATGGATTCTATAAAGCGGGATGCCTTATCATTGGGCCAGCGATATTTTCTCTGGTAGTCTGGATCTAATATAAGCTCTCCCTCAATGACCATTTCCATAAGTGTTCTTACGGCATAGTCATAAGGCTGTATAAGTACCTTCCGTTCCAAGCTTGTAGTATATGGGACGCCTTCTTCATTATCTTCTATGCCACTCCGCTCAACGCTTTCAGTTGATTCAGTCACTATTTAGATCCTTCTGTAGGTCATCTCATTTGCTCTTGAGTCTAACCCATTCCCGCTCCACCGCTCGCTTCGCCGTCGCCTTGGTGGCGTACAGGTGCCTGAGCCGCCGTGGCTTGCTCTGATCGCCCTCGGTGAGGGTGTGCTCCTTGCCGGTCTTGGGATCGCGGTAGTAGGCGATGATGCCGGTGTAGTCGCCCTGGATCTCGTCGACCAGGTCGGCGACCAGGTCCTCCGGCAGCTTGGCTTCCAGCTCCAGGCGCGTGGTGTAGCCGCCGTCCGCTGTGAGGCTGTGCTGCACGTTCCCCCCGTACCAGATGATGGCGTCGATCTCGGCCTTCACGCCCTGCAGGGTGTAGGTGAGTTCGGGCATGAGCTCGGGGCGGCCCAGGGCGAGCTGGTAGGTGAGGGTGGCGGTACCGCGCTGCAGGCGGTTCCACTCGGCTCGGGCGGCGCGCAGCGCTGAGAGCTGGTCAGCGTAGGTGTGGCGCAGGTCCTTCACGTTCTCGCCGCCGCCGGCGATGGCCTCCTGCTTCTTGGCGCTGTTGACGTCGTAGTAGAAGGCGCGCACCGCGTCGTAGCTCTCGCGATCGGCTTGCAGGTAGCTGTGCTGGTCGCCGTCCTGGCGGGTGAGGGTGACGTGGCCCAGGTCAGCGCCGCTGACTGCTTTGCCGCCGCCGGCCGGGAGGAACAGCAGCCGGCCCGCTTTCACGGTGGCCACCGCGTCGTAGTCTTCACCCAGGCGGGTGAGGAGGTTGGCGTCCGATTCGCCGGTCTGGTCCAGCTGCAGGACCTGCTGCGCCTCGAGGTCGGGCGCGATGAGTGGGGTGAGGCCCTGGCGCGCGGCCAGGACGCGCAGCACGGCGCCCAGGGTGGTGGCGCTATAGCTCTGGTCCCGCTTGGTCTTGAGCCCCTTGCGCAGGTCGGCGCTGCGGGCGCGGATGCTCAGCACGTCGGGAGCGCCGCTGTGCTCGGTCTCGTCGACGATGTAGCTGCCCTTGTCGATCAGGCCGGTGGTGGACCAGCCCAGCCAGAGGCGAATCTTGGCGCCCCGGGGCGGGATGGTCAGCAGGCCGTCGTGGTCGGACAGCACTAGGCTTAGCTGGTCGGCCTCGAGGCCGCGGTTGTCCGTCAGATCCAGGCTGATCAGCCGCGGCGCGATAAGGGCGCTGATGTCCTTGCCGTCGACCAGGATCTGGTAGCGCGCCTGGGCGTAGGTAGCGCCCTGCACCAGGTCGCGGCCGAGGGTACGCAGCTGGCCGGTGGCGGTGTCGAGCAGCTCCTGGATCACAGCAGCTTCCTCAGCAGGGTGCCCATGCCGGCCATGCCGGCGCCGAGCAGCTCGCGGCCGGTGTCGTCGTCGACGCGCTTGAGGGCGATGCTGAATTCGATGCGGCGCGGGGTCCCGTCCTGGAAGAAGAGCGTCTTGGTTTCGGTGATGCTCTCGATCACCCAGAGCCCGTAGATCCGCCCGCTGCCCTCGATCAGCGGCCAGGCGCCGCCGGTACCGGCCATGTAGCGCAGCACGTCCAGGCTGCTGGGCGTGCCGGCGAGCTCCGGGGCGAGCCAGCCGGGCAGGGTGATGCTGTCGTCGCCCTTGCCCAGGAACTGGCGCGCCGGCGCCGCACCCACGCGGGAGCTGCTGGCGTGGCGGTAGTCGGTCTGCCGCTGCAGCTCCTGGTAGGCGAGGGTGTAGAGGCTGAAGATGAAGTTGCCGAGGGCCATCATCATGGTTGTCAGGTCCTGTCTCTGAGGCTGCTGCGGCTACGGGCGGCTTTCTCGGCCTGCAGACGGGCCAGCTCGGCACGGACCTGACGGGCGATGGCCTGCGGATCCTGCGCAGGAGCGGCGTGGATATGGATTTCGTAGTGGTCGCCCGTTGCTGGCGTTGGAGGCGGCGCTGGCGGCAACGCTGGACGGCGGTCGAAGGCGATCGGCTCGCGCCCTGGTTGCTGCAGCGTGGTCTGGCGTACCGCCTCGATTTGCCGGCCCTGCGGTGATGAGTCCTTGGCGATCGCCGGGACAGCGGCTGCGGCCGGCTGGAGGATGGCCTGGCGGACTGCCTCCATCGACCGCTGCAGCAGCGTGGTGTCACCGGCCGGCTGGGCCAACGCGATAGTTGCCGGCTGCTGGGTGACTTGGTGTACCGCCTCCATCTGTTGCTGTTGGGCAGATGGCAGTGGCTGGGCTGCGGCCATCTGCGGAGCACCGCCGAGGGCCAGCGCTGCCGTTGCCGTAGCTGCAATACGCTTGGCGGTATCGGCGATCTGGCCCAGGGGGCTGCCTTCGCCCTTGCCCATGCCGACTGCCAGACCCTGCATGGTGTATTCGCCCAGGGCGGCGAAGACGCGGGACGGCGAGTGGATGTCCAGCTTCTCCTTGAAGAAGTTGATCGCACTCTGGCCGGCGCCCATCACGGCATCTTTCACCGCGCCCAGGCGGCCGGTGATGCCGCGGATCAGGCCGTCCATGATCATGCCGCCGAGCTCGGTGAATTTGGCGGGAAGGTCGAAGCCGAAGTAATTCAGCACGGCAGCGAAGGCCTGGTAGAAGAGCCCGACCGGCGAGAAGTCGAGGATCTTGCGAGCGATGCCGCCGATGCCGCCGCTTACGCCTGCTGTGAGCCCATTGAGCAGCACGGCGCCGAGCTCGGTCAGCCGGGTGGGAAGCTCCAGGCCGAAGTAATTCAGCACGGCGGAGAAAGCCCGGTAGAAAAGGCCGATCGGCGAGAAGTCCAGGATCAGCCCGGCGATTCCGGCAATACCACCGCTGGCCCTCTCTTTCATCTCGGCCCATACCCCGGCGAACCAGGGGCCGATGGTGCTCCAGTTGGCGTAGAGCAGGGTGCCAGCGGTGACCAGGCCGAAGATGACGGCGCCGATGGGGTTGGCCATCACGACGGCGCTGAGCAGCCGGAAGCCTGCGGCCACCAAGGGCAGGGCGCCCTTGCCGAGGTTGAACAGCAGGCCGATCAGGTTCGGCAGGCGGATACCAACCTGGGCGAGCATGAAGCGCAGCGCCAGGAACGGACCTAGCACGCCAGCCAGCCCCAGGGCCACGGTGCCGAAGGCGATCGACACGGCTGACAGCACCGCAGCTACCTTGACCAGGTTGCCAGCAAGAACAGGATTCTCGCGGGCCCAGGCACCCGTAGCCGCTGCCATATCGCCTATCCATGTGATCAGGCGCTTGAGATCCGGGGCTACTGTCTCACCCCAGGCCGATTGGGCGTTGGTGATGCTGCCGGTCGCCGCCTCCCAGACGTTGGACAAGGTGCCCAACTGCTCATTGACGCGCATCTGCAGGCCTGCCTGCTGTTCCATCTTGGCCTGGGTCTCGCGGTACCCCTCGATGCCCTTGGACATCATATTGTTGAGGGCCGTGAGGGTCTCGGCGTCATCGCCGAAGATGGTGCCCAGGACGTTGAGGCGCGTCTCGGTGTTGAGCTTGCCCAGCTTCTTGAGTTCGGAGTAGAGCTTCTCGATCCCGCCGAACTCGCCCTTGCCGTCGGTGAAGTCGAGCTTGATGCCCTTGCCCTTGAGCGCCTTGTTGGCCTTGTCGACCTTGTCCGTCTTCATGCCTGCCTGGAAAATCTTGCGCAGGGCGTTACCGGCGGCGCTGCCTTCCATGCTGGCCTGGTCGAGCTGGATGAGGATAGGTGCCAGCGCCTTGGCAGCCTCGAGGCCTTCCTTCTTGATGATGTCCAGGGCCGGGCTGACCTTGCTGAAGCCCTCCAGCATGTTGTTGGAGTCGACGCCCAGGTAGAAGCCGCGCTGGATGGTGTCCATCAGCCCCATGAGGTCCTTCTCGCTGGTGCGGGTGGCGTCCTGCATCTTGGAGGCGAACTCCGCGGCTTCGGTGACGGGCATCTTGAGCTGGACACCCAGGTAGGCGGCCGCCTCACCCAAGCCACCGAGAATGGTCTTGGCTGCCATGCCCTGCCGCACCAGCATGGTCATCATTTCCTGGAACTCGGCTGTGGTTCCGGGTAGGCGATCGCCCAGGCGCGTGGCCAGGTTGGAGATCTCCTTGAATTCCTTGGGGACTGAGCCATCGCTCTGCATCAGCGAGGCACGCAACTGGGTGGCGGCGTCCTCGGCCGGCGCGAAGGCCTTTAGCATGCCCAGCACCGGGCCGCCGATCGCAGCACCGGTGGCGGCCGAGCTGGCCCCGGCCATGGCGGCGTTACCGGCGAACTCCTGGCCGCGCTTGAGCTTAGCGCGGGCGCTGGCCAGCTTCTCCTGGGTGCGATTGAGGCGCTCGAGCTTGTTCTTCTGGGTGTCGATCGCCGCATTGGCGCTGGTGATCTGCGCCTGCAGGCGCGCCTGGGCGCCGCCGAGGTCGCGGGTATCGACGCCGCTGGCGCGCATGATCGGCAGCAGGCGCTGCAGCTCGGTGCGCTGGGCGGTGTGCCTGGCCTGCAGCTTGTCGACGGCTGCGGCCGCGTTGGCGAAGGTCTTCTGGAAGGCGGCGGACGGGGCGTCCATGGCCTTGAGCTGCTCGCGGTAGGACCGCAACTTCTCCTGGCCCTTGGCCAGGGCCTCGGCGCTCTGGCGCACGGCCTCGCGCTGGCGCTGGTAGGCGCTGATGTCTTGCTGCTGCTGGTTCAGCTCCTTGACCCGGTCCCGGGCGGCCTTGAGCGCCCGGGCGGTCGCGTTGCCGCCCCCGGCGATGCGTTTGAGGGGAGCCGTGACCTTGTCCAGGGCGGACAGGAGGACGCGGATCTGCAGGTCATTGGCCATCGGGGGCGACTCGTTTGCGGGCGCGCTCGCGCCAGTCCATCAGTTCGGCCAGGCCCAGCTGGTCGAGCTGGGCTGGTTGCCAGTGGAAGGTGATGGCGAGATCCGCCATCGCTTCCTCTACGCGGACGGGGAGAGCTCCGCCCGGACCGACTTCTTGAGCAAAAAACCAGCGATCTTCCCGCCGACGTCGACCAGGTCGGCCGGATCCATGCCGCGGACTTCGCTCTCGGTCAGGCTGGGAATACTGATGCGCGGGGTCACACGCATGATCGCGGCGACGTCCAGCTGCAGCAGCTCGGCCAGGGAGACGCCGCGCAGCTCGCCAGCGTTGGGCTTGCGCAGGGTGATCTGGGCAATGGTGGTCTCGCCGCGGGTGATGGGCTGATCGAGGACGACGACGTTGTCTTGGGTGGTATCGCTCATGGTGGTACTCCAGGTAATAGGCTAGGGCTGGCCCGCCGGAGCGGGCCGAAAAAGGGGAGGGATCAGATGCCGAGGGCGGCGCGCTGTTTGGCCAGGCGGTCTTCACCGCCCACGGTCTCGACGAAGTTGAGGAGGTCGATCTCGATCACGGTCTCGCCCGCCACGATCAGCTTGTAGTAGCTGCAGGTGGTGGTGATCTTGTGCTCGGTGTCCTCGCCCGCTGCAGCCTCGCCCATCTCGATGGTTTCGTGACGGCCGCGGACCACGATCTCGACAGCGACGTCCTCGCCGGTGTCGTCCTGCTGGTAGGTGCCGGTGAAGCGCAGGGGTACGGCTGCGGCGCCCACGGCGCCGAATTGCTTTAGGGCTGTGAGGTCCAGGCCGCCCAAGGTCCACTCCAGCTGCAGGCCGTCGTCAGAGAAGCCCAGGTCGACCTTGACGGGGCCGTTCATGCCGGCGCCGCGGAAGGCTTCCATCTTGCGGCCGAGGGGTGGCAGGGTGCAGGACTTGGCGACGCCCAGGTAGGAGTGGCCGTCGTTGAAAAGCATCATGTTCTTGAGTTTGCGGGGCATGGCCATGGGGGCAGCTCTCCAGAGGGCGCCCCAGGGGGCGCCAGATGTTCAGGGTGGGGATCAGGCGTTGACGCGGCTGGCGAAGTCGACCAGGAAGCGGTCGGTGATGCGCTGGCGCAGGGTCATGTCTTCCAGCGGCGGGACCGGGGTGTAGTCGTAGTCCAGAAAGAGCTTGCCGGCCTTGAGCGTCTCCTTCTCGTTGGCATCGGCGTCGTACCAGCACTCGCCGCCGAGCAGGTAGCCCTGGCGGGTCAGCTCGCGGAATTTGGCGTTGATGCCCTCGACGATGTCGCGCACCAGGCTCGGGTGCATGGGGCGGTCATTGGCCCAGAAGTGCGCCTCGGCCATGGTGTCGGCCAGCACCTGGGCGGTGCGGGTGTAGTTCTCGAAGGCGAACAGCGGATCCTCGCTGGTGGTGCGCGAGCCCCAGAAGCGATAGCCATCGTGGTTGATCAGCGTGGTCACCTCGTTGCCGTTGAGGTAGTCGCTGTCGGTCGCGGTGTTCTGCAGATCCCAGAAGACGTCCTTGCTGATGCCGGTCACGCCGTCCACGGCCACGTTGGACAGGGTCTTGTGCCAGCCGGTGCTCTGGTCCAGCTGGGCGCGCAGGCCCAGGGCCCGGGCGGTGGCGTTGGCGGTCACAGTGGCGTTCTGGACGGTGGACCAGGCCAGGAAGTCCGGCCAGTGGAGCATCAGCTCACGGGCGCCGAACTGGTTGCGGTAGGCGACGGCCTCTTCCTTGGTGGCGCAGCCGTTGCAGCTCGCATAGACGAAGCCTCGCAGCTGCTTGGCGATCGCCACCATGGCGGTGGTGACGGCCTGAGTGTCGAGCCCGGGCACGCCCAGGATGCGCGGCGTGATGCCCAGCTGGGCCTTGGCCGCGAGCAGGGCCTTCATGCCGGTGTAACGGCCCGCGGCTACGCCGCCGATGATGTTGCTCTGCAGCTCGGCCGCATTGGCGCCGTCTTCGACGCGGACCACGACGGTGACCGGCTTGGATTGGTCGGCGATCGCCTGCAGCGACTCGGCCAGGGTGCCCTTGGTGCCGGCTTTGCCGACAGCGCCCTGGACGTTGGTCAGTAGGACGGGAGTGTTGAGTGGGAATGCGGCGGCATCGGCATCGCTGCCAGTGCAGACCATGCCGATGACGGCGGTGGAAACGGTGGAGATGGAGCGGGTGCCCTGATTGATCTCGAGGACACGCACGCCATGATGGTAGTCAGCCATGAGGGGTTGCCTGCGCAGGTGGGTAGGTGACGCTGCACAGGCTGGCGGATCCGCGCGCGCGGATCGCGTGGCGGGAGTTGTAGCGGAGCCCGCTACAAAATGCCGACCGCCATTAGGCGGCCGGAGTGGGCTCCTGGTAGCCCTGGGCAGTGAGGTAGCGACCGGTGGCTGCAGGATTGGGGCTGGCTGGCCAGTCGCTTTCGGCTGGGACGGCGCCGATGGTGTCCACGCGGTTGAGCAGCACCCGATAGGTCTTCCAGGACTTGAGCGCCTTGGTCTCGGCGTCGCTGGCAATCTCCAGGTCCACGGCATCCTGCAGGGCGTTGACCTGAGTGCTGGCGTACTGCAGCAGCAGGGCACGCTTGCGGGTGGCTAGGTCCTTGGCCGCGGCCAGTTTCGCTGCCTCATCCAGCTGCCACTGCCCATCCGCCCATTTGTCGTAAGCCGACTCGGGCGCGGTCAGGGTGTATTCGGCCGGCAGGGCACCCAGCAGCAACCAGGTGCGCGGCTCGCCAGTGGCGGTGTGGTAGACGGTGCTACCGCGGTGGTCGGCGACCACAGTCCAGGCGCCGTCTTCGCGCACGACCGCCTGGCCCTGGCCCGCGATTGGCGGGGCATCAGTGACGCTATGCGCCGGTAGTAGCCAGACGCCCGGCTCCAGGGGGCTGGGATCGGCCTGGCAGGTGCCGAGGTATTCACCCGTGGCGGGATCGATGTTGAAAGCCTGGGGCGCGATCTGGCTGATCCACCAGGGCGCGAGGTCCTGGTCCTCGGCGTTGTCCAGCTGCAGGTCGGTATAGGGCGCTATGTTGTCGTTGGTCACGGTGCAAATCCTCAGTACTTGATACAGGCCAGCATGGCCACGTTGCGCGGGCGCGCCTCAGTGCCACCCGAGGCAGCAACGGTGATGGCGTGCGTGTGATCGCCGGCTACCGAGGACGGCAGCACCACGTTGTCGTTGTAGTAATTCTCGTCGCCATAGACCAGGTTCCCAGCGCCCTCAGGCGCGCGGTCGCCCTTCACCGACGTTGTGTGGCTGTGAGCGCCTGCATTCGCGGCGGTTGCCGTGTGCGAGTGGTTCAGGTTCTGGCTGGCTTGGTTGCTATTGACCATTCGGCCGCCGTCGACGCCACGTCCGTCGTCCCAGCCGCGCAGAAATTCGCCGCGCAGATCGGGCAGGGCAAATGTGGTCGATCCGTCCCCGGGCCCGAAGGCGGTTCCGATCGCCGCAAAAAGGGCCGCGTAGGTCGTGCGGCTGACCAGTGCGCCGTTGGCTTTGAGGTAACCGCCCGGCGCCGCGCTCATCGGGAAGAAGTCGATAGCACCGACCCGATCGCCGATCTCATTGCCGACCCAGCGAGTGGATGCCGCGTTGTTGCTACGGTCGCCGGAGATAACGGTCAGCGTCTCCAGGCCCGCGGACATGGCCACTCTTCCGGTGGACAGGTTCACGGCGAAGGGCCGCAAGCTGTTCCAGGCGCCGTAGGCATCGCCTTTGTTGGTCAGCAGCAGGTACAGCGCAGTCCCATCGTTACGCCAGAAGTTGCCGTAGTCACTGCCGCACTGACGCCAGGCGTTCGCATTGGTCGACTGGACCTCGCCGTTGAAACGCTTCAGGCCGTTGATGCCCTGGTCGCCTTCACTGGTGAGGATCTGGCCAGTACGGCCTGCTGGCAGCGAGGCACCGCCCAGCTGGACCTCGCCTGCGGTTGAGATGCCGAGCCAGCCGACTCGGCGATCCTTGGCGGTATCGCCAGGCGGCGTGTAGTAGAAACGTATGCCCCAGCCGCCGGCGTTGTCCTGGACCGCTTGATAGGACGCCACGATATAGCCGCCGCTGTTGGCCACTTCCAGGGCAACGTGGCCGGTGGGCTCCTGGTTCTGCAGGTAAACGCTTTTCCAGCCGTTCGCCGGCGACTTGCCTGCTATCCAGTGGCTGACCTCGCCTGCGAGATCAGCAAATCGGCCACCTGTCGCCACCTTGGCCAACTGGTCAACGAAGACGTTCTCCCGCCAGGGGTACCAGTTGCCGTCGTGCCGCACGCGAACGAACGTCCGGCCGCGGCCGCCGGCGCTGCCGAAGATCTCGGTGGCGTACTGCGTTAGTCGGGCATAGGCGCCGCCCAGACCATGGGTGAAGACCTCGAACGCGACCTGGGTGGCATCGGCCGCGCCGGTCACCGGCCAGTTGTAGGTGGCGGCATTCGACGCGGCGCCTTCGCAGCGCATCAGCCCGCCAACGGGCGCGGCGTTGAGGTTGGTGGTGTTGCCTTGTACCGCCTCATAGCCCGCCAAGCCGTAGGCGGCCAACAAGGCCTGGACGAAGGCGGTCGTGGCGATCTGAGTGGTGTTGGTGGTTACGCCTGCCGTGGGCGCCTTGGGCGTACCGGTCAGCGTAGGCGACTCGCTGTTGGCCTTGAGCCCCAGCGCCGTGGCCATATCGGTGGCGTAGTTCGGGTTGTTGCCCAGGGCGGCCGCCAGCTCGTTGAGCTGGTTGAGCGCTTCCGGCGAGCCATTGACCAGGGCGGCGACCGTCGCCTGGACGAAGGCCGTCGTGGCAATGCTGGTGTCATTGTCGCCGGCGGCCGGGGTTGGCGCGCGCGGATCTCCGGTCAGCACCGGCGAGTTGAGCGGTGCCTTGCTGTCGTCGGTGATGGCGATGTTCGCCGTGCCGTCGAAGAGCACGCCGTTGATGGTCCGGGCGGTGGCCAGCTTTGTGGCGCTGGGCGCTTGGCCAGATCCGTTGCCGGTACCGCCGTTGGCGACGGGCAGGAAGGTGGTGGCGGCGGTGGCGCGTCCTTTCTTGTCGAGTGTGACGCCGCCATAGGTCCCGGCGGCGACACCGGTGTCGGCCAGGGTCACTGTCAGGGACAGATCAGCGCTGCCGTCGAAGGTGCCAGCCGCGGTGGCGTCGCCGGTGAGCTTGACCGCGCGTGCGGTGGCCAGCTTGGCCGCCAGCGCGACGCTGCGCGTGCCATTGAGCAGCGAATCCACCAGGCCTTTGAGGTACTTGGTGCGGTTGGCCAGCTGCTGGCCCTGGCGGTTGGAGAGCCCTTCGGGGCCGCCGACTACCGGATCGGTTTTCTCGATCTGGTAGACGCCATCCTCCCACTGCTCTTTTTCGGTGAGGTTCGTCATCAAGCGACTCCGTAGGTGAAGGTTCCGTCATAACGGAAGGTGCTGCTGTGATCGTTGAGCGCAGCGGTGAAGTTGAGGGCAATGAGCTCGCAGCGCGCCGGCGCGACGTCGGCGAGGGTTTGGCGGATCCGCGCGGCCTGGGCCACGCTGATGGGCTGGGTGACGTACACGCTGTACTTGGCCCAGTGCTCGTCGTGGCCGTAGAAGTTGTCGCCGTTGTAGGTGCGGCTGGCGTCATAGAGGCCGCCCGTGGCGCCCTCGATGAGGGTGAAGGCCTCGGAGCCGAGCAGGTTGGTCAGGGCGCGGCGGACGGCGCCGCGGGTGCCCTTGTGCCGGTGGACGGTGACGGAATCCGCGATGATCTGGCGCTTGGCGTCCTCGCCCCAGTTGACGTCCCAGTCATCCACCGAGACCGCCCAGGCCAGCCAGGGCAGCACCGCGGCCGGGCACTTCCAGGGATTCCACAAATCACGGATCGGGACCGGCAGCGCATCGATGCCGGCGCCGCTGGCAGCGATCGCCCGCTCCAGGGGCAGGCTGGTGGGTGGCAGCAGGACGCTACTCATCGGTGCCGCCCTGGGTCAGGGTGATGCCGGTGCAGTAGGCGGCCTGGTGCTGGGCGACCTCGAGGTCGGTGGCCGGGCTGGTCAGGATGACGTTCTGCACGCCGCTCTGATGCAGCGCGGCGAACAGGCCCGAGCGGGAGACGTCCTGGCCCATGGCGTGGCGCTCGGCCACGTAGGCCTGCGCCTTGGCCAGAGCCGCGGCTTGCACGACGGCCATATCTGGGCCGCTGTAGAAGACCAGGGTGGCCGCCACCTGGTAGGGCAGGATCTCGGCGGCGACCACCTCGACGGTGTCGCAGAGCGGTCGGACGTCTTCGTCGTTGAGCGCCGCGGTCACGGTGGCCAGCAGCGCGGCGCTCGGCGTGCCGTCGCCTTCGGTGCTCAGGACGACGACCCGCACGGTGCCCTGGATGGGACGCAGGATGGCCACGTCCTTGACCTTGGCCGAGGCGGACAGCGCGTGATAGCGGTAGGCGTTGCGAGGGCCGGCGGTGGTGAAGCCTTCCAGGGCGAGCTGGGTCCGGTACCGCAGGCGATCGTCCGTCTCATAGACGGCGGGGATGGCCGGAGTGACGCGGGTGTCGGCCGGCGTTACCAGCAGGCGCTGGACGCCGTACCAGGCGGCGACATTCTCCAGGTCCGCACCGGTGGCGTAGGCCAGCATCACGGCCTTGGCGCCGTCGTTGATGCGCTGGCGGAGGATGAGCTCGCGGTAGGTGTTCTCCTGGAGCAGCTTGTTCAGCGGCTGCGACTCCAGCTCCAGGCGCGCGGCGATGTTGGCCTGCTCGGCGGCCGGGTACAGGCTGACCAGGCGGGCCTTGCGGCCGGCCAGCAGGGTCTCGAAGTCCAGGGACTCGACGACGTCGGGCAACGGCAGGAGGGAAAGGTCGATCATGCGAGGCCTCCAAAGACCAGGGGGGCGCGCAGGCTGACGGCGGCGTTGGTGATGGTGCTGTAGCCCTCCAGGTCGACGAAGGCCTGGCCCGGGGCGTCGCCCAGGGTGAGCGCGATGCGGGTGAGGTTGAGCCGCGGCTCCCAGCGCATGAGGGCGATCACGGCCACGGCCTTGGCCTGCAGCGCGGTGGTGTCGTTGAACGGCTGATCGATCAGGCTGAACAGGTCGCAGCCATAGGGGCGGCGCATTACGCGGGTGCCGATTGGCGTGGTGAGGATGTCGCCGACCGACTGCTGGAGCTCCTCGAGCTCGGTGACGGCCAGGCCCGTTGCGCGGCTCATCATGGCGTGGGCGCTCCGGTCTTCGCGTTGCCGGACTGGACGCCGCCGTGCGGGTGCTTGACCAGGCTGATGCCGGCGGCGACGACGTCGCGGGTGACAGTCACCAGGCCGTCGATGTCCACGTCGCCCTGCAGCTTGAAACCGCCCGGGGCGACGATCTCGACCCGGCCGCCGGCGGGGAGGGTGGCCAGCAGCTGGTGGGCTTCGCTGTCGTACTCGACGACGGCGCCATCCGGGTAGGTGCGGCGGTGTAGGCCGGCGCGATCGCCATTGGCGGGGATGAGGGCGCTGAACAGTCCGGTGATGGCGATGCCCTGGGTGGTCTGGCCGCTGGGGCTCAGGACAAGGACCTGCTCGCCCACGGTGGGCGGATCCCAGTCGCGCGTGGTGCCGGCGCGCAGCGCGGCCCAGGGCAGCCAGCCGGTCAGCAGCTCGCCGCTCTGAACCCGAACCCGGGCAGGGCGTTTGTCTGGGAGACTGCCATGGTCGACCTCGGCAACGGTGCCGAGGCGGATCAGGTTCTCGATGAGGCGGGAGAGGGCGGCGGTATCGGTCATGCCGATAAGCTGCTAGATTTTTCTGAAACGATCATTGAATCTGATTTGTAGTGCTTCGCTCTACAAAGATTAAAAAGACAAGTGAGAAGAAGATGGCTTACCGAGTTAATTCGATAGAAGTGCCTCTGGATAATCCTTTTGCAAATGATGCATTTGAAAGAAGGGAGGTGGTCGAGCTGTTGAAAAACCTTGTGGCACGTACCGGCGGTCCATTTGTGATGGCTTTGGATTCGCCTTGGGGGACCGGCAAGTCAGTTCTTGTGCAGATGCTGCGCGCAACACTTTCGAACGAGGATTTTCAGTGCGTCTATTTTGATGCTTGGAAATCGGATCACGTTATTGATCCCTTGGTTGCTCTAGTCGCAAGCGTAGAGTCTGCTCTAAAAGAGGCCTCGAGAAAAAAAGCGCTTCCAGGTATTAAGAATGTCAAAAAAATAACTGGAATATTGGCGAAGCGGGGTGCGGTGGCGGGAATTAAGGCTGTTACTCTGGGTGGTTTGGATCTGGATGAAGAAGTCGAAGCGATCGTAGCAGAGTTGGGTTCTGATAGTTTTTCAGATTTGGTTGATGCTTATAAGGTAGAGGTTGCGCTGTTTGATCGCTTTCGGACAGAACTCGAAAAGACTGTTTCTGCTTTAGAGTCAAATGGTAAGAAGCCCACTTTAGTGTTTTTCATCGATGAGCTTGATAGATGTCGACCCAGCTTTGCTATTCAATTACTTGAAAGAATAAAGCATCTTTTTGATTTGGCTAATATTTTCTTTGTGCTTTCTGTCGACAAGAAACAGTTAGAGGCGGTAGTTCGCGCGGTGTACGGTAACAGTATTGACGCCCAAGAGTACCTCAGACGGTTTTTTGATATTGAGTACGGCTTGCCTAGTGGTGACTCTAAAGCATTCACAATGGCAATGCTGCAAGGTTTTGATATTGATAGCTACTTCTTTGACGAAGATGGCAGAGGTCCAGTTGATTTAGTGCAAGATCGGGAGCTGTTTGTTGAATACTTCACGGCTCTGGCAGATATCTATGGTCTTACACTAAGGGCGAGGGAGCGGTGTATCACAAGGTTTAAAATTGTGTTGGATCTCACTCCCAAAAAACAAAATCTGCATCCGCAGCTTGTAGCATTGTTGATTGTTGTAAGATCTATTGACTATCCGCTATTTAAGAAGATCACAGATGGTGCAATTACGCCTTTTGAGGTTTTAGATGATATCAGGGGTAGAGATGGTGGGGTTGCATTCGAAGACTCAGATGAAGGCTGCATCTTGCTGGGGCTTTTGATAGCGTATTTCCCAGTGGAAAAAGAGAGCTTAGCGCACAGGAATTTCGCTATTCGGAAAATGGAAACATCCTCGGGAGATCAAGAAAAGAAGTGGACCTTGGTGGCTCAGGTGGTTACAACCGAAAAAAAATATACTAATATTGGAAATTTTAAAAATACTGCAAGGAAGATAGATATTGCTTCTGGTGTCAAATGATTGAGGCGGCAATCACGCTTTGAAATCGTTAGTTGTTGGTGTAGATAATTTATTTAGGTCGTTGTCTGTTATTCCCACTGCTTACGTTTTGCAGATATTACTTCTGACGCGCCCTTCGATGGTCGGTCTTTAAGGCCAAGCTTTGTGTTTGAGCATTACGGGCTGCACCTCCGACAAAGCCAATCATTGCCTGCTGCTGTGTGCCATTGGCCTTGAGATAGAGGGCCAGCCGTAGCTTCTCGAACATCCGCCGCTTGATGCGTCCCTTTTTGCCGCGCAAATCCCAAGGTTTGCACGCCTCCAACGGTGAGCCATCCCGGCACTGTACCGTTTAGATGAGCACTTCTAAGCGTACCGACTAGCAAATTGTCTAGCGAAGTAGCCGCCTAAGAAGCGAGGTGACCGGCATGCGCTCATCGATGCATGTGGCGCTACAGCGCTGCGAAACTATGATCGCCAGGCATGACATCCAGGTAGAAAAGTACGAAGTTCTTCTCGCGCGTACCCCGAGGATGCACCCATGTTTCGAATCCATCGAGATGCTGCTCGTTAGAGAGCGAAAGAGACTCGGCCTCGAGCAAGAGCATCGCCTGAGACTTCTGGACCGCATGTACTACGCCTCACAGCATCAGGCAGTAGGATCAGGATTATAGGCGCGAGACAGCTATGTCATGAGCTCAATCGAGTAGGCCACCCAGGAGCGAGTCGCGGAGTTGCTGCAGGTCCTGGTCAGACAGACCAAGCAGTTCGCGGCGGGCGTAGCGAACCTCGGGGGCGCCACGGTCAGCCCGGTCTTTCAATCCGTACTGGTGGACGCGGGCGATGCGGGACACTCGACCAGCGAAGCCAATCACCGCCTGCTGCGGTGTGCCCTTGGCCTTGAGGTAGCGGGCCATCTTGAGCTTCTCGAACATACGCCGCTTGATGCGGCCCTTCTTGCCAAGCAGATCCCGCGGCTTGCGTGCCTCGAAGGGCGAGCCGTCCGGGTTCTCCTGGGCGCGGATCCGCTGCTGCTGGCTGCGGCGTAGCTGCTGGGCAGCCTTGCGGGCTAGTTGGGCCCGGCCGCGGCCGTCCAGGTTCTGCAGCAGCGGTGAGAGCCAGGTCTCCAGCGCCTCGAGGTCAGCCACGGCTGCGGCCCGGCTGCGGTGTTTCTAGGGCCAGGGCGTCGCCAGCGGATCCGGATTGCCATTCGGCGAGCAACTCGTCGCCGGCGAAGACCTGCCAGGTGGCCGGTTCCAGGTACTCGGTGTACGGGGACTCGGGCACGTGGCTCAGCTGATAGGTGTCGTCCGGCTGGCGTTTCACGACCACCCGCTCGGTGAGGGGCAGGGTGATCGCCAGATCTACCTTGGAGTTGTCCAGGATGTCGGCCTCGAAGCCGATCCCCTGGGCGGACTTGTCCAGGTTGACCAGGAGCTCGGACTGGTTCGTCCGGACCCAGGCCAGCAGCGGCAGCATCACGGCATCCGGGTGGCCGGCGAAGTCGGTGAGGATGATCTGCAGCTCGTAGCCGTATTCCCAGGACAGGCTGGCCGCCGCGGTGCAGCGCAGCTTGCCCTTATCGATGAAGACCAGCAGCCGGTCCGGGCTGTGGCGCAGCTCCGGCACGGCAGCGAGCAGGTGAGCGCGGAGGCTCTCGGGTTTGTTCATGGGTGGGCCTGCTGGGCGTCATAGACCATATCGACCTGGGCGGCGCAGTCGGCCCAGGCAGCCTCCAGGGCCCCGCTGTCGTCCAGGAGCTCGCCGTTATTGCGCGGATCGGTCGACGGCAGCTGGCAGCGCGTTACCACTGGACAGCCACTCACGGTAAGCCGTGGCTCCGGTGAGGACGGGCCGCTGGCGCAGCCGGCGAGCAGCAGCAGGCAGAGGCTGGCCAGCCCAAGCCTTGAGGTCAGCGTTTTCATCTTCGAGCTCCTGGATCCGGCGCCGGCGGACATCGATCTCGCGGCGCAGGTCTTTCTGGGTGGTCTGCAGCTGGGCCTGGGCAGCCCGCTGCTCGGTGAGGGTGTCGGCGAGGTGGTCGCGCTCGCCGGTCAGCTGGGTGACCTGGTCCTCAGCGGCCTCGCGCTTCTGGTTGGCCTGGTCGATGCGCAGGCCCTGCCCATAGAGGGTCAGGCCCAGCACGGCGATCGTCAGGGCCAAGACGAGCGCGAAGAGCGCCTTTTCCTTCCAGCTGATCATTGGCGATACCAGCCAGCGCGGTTCATCGACGCCTGGTCCAGGTGGGCAAGCTCGCCGATCACCACGACAGCCCGCACGCCCGGCTTGGCGGTCTGGATCGCTTCGCAAAGGCGCTCGGCCTCCTCGAAGGACGCGCCGGCTGGCAGGATGAAGACTTCCCCATCCTGCGGCTCCAGGCGTTGCACGTCAGTGAGGGGTGTCATGCGGCGTCCTTAGCCGGGGCGGCGGCACTGTAGCGAGCGAAGGCGCGTTCGAGCTTCACGTCGTAGAGGTTGCGGGCGTAGGCCGGGCCGTTGTAGCCGCGGGCGAAGTCGGCCCACTTGCCGGCCTTGAGCGCCTTGTGCAGGGCGGGCTCCGCCTTGACGAAGCGGACGAAGGCGTCGAGCTGCTCGGCTTCGCTGGTCTGCATGCGGGTGACGAAGTCCTGGCCGCTGGTATAGCCGAGGTTCTGCCAGTGGTAGCCCATGACCTGGAACAGGCCCCAGCTGCACGACTCCAGTGCGCAGGCTTCGTCGATCTGCCGGGCCGACGTCAGGCGCTGCCATTCGGCCGCGCCGCCGACGTAGCCGCCGGACTTCGGGTTGATCAGGTTCGGGTTGAGGGCTGCCAGGCGATCGGCCTCGGCCTGGCCGTGGGCCTTGACCAGGCGCTGGTAGAAGACGTGGCGCTCGAACAGGATCACCACCCGGCCGTTGTCCAGGAAGCCTTCGCCCTTGGACTCGACCTCATTGACCGCCTGGATGGCCGCGATGGGTACGCCCAGGGTCTTGGCGGCGCGCTCGAGGTCGGCAAAGCCCAGGTGCAGTGGGTCGCGCTTGCCGAGCAGAGCGGCGAAGGTCTTCGGGCCAGCGATGCCATCTGCCACCAGGCCGACCGAGCGCTGGAAGGCTTCGACGGCGTGCTCGGTGCCTTCGTCGAAGTCGCCGTCAAGGTCGACGGTGAAGCCGGCCGCGGCCAGGGCTTTCTGCAGCTCGCGCACGGCCAGGCCGTGGTTGCCGATGAGCAGGATCTTGGACTGGTTCATTGCGTTTCCACCTTGCGTTCGACGAAGCGTTTAGCCGCGGCGCGAGTGCCCTCGACGCCTAGCAGGCCGATGATTCCGCCCCAGAAGGGGCCGGTGCTGGCAGGGATGCCCAGCAGGGAGAGGCCATGGCTGGCGGCCAGGGCCAGAGCGCCACAGAGGGGCGCCTCGAGCAGCACGCGGCGCAGGGTGCCGCCGCCGTAGGCGATGCGCAGGGCGGCAATGACACCAGCCACCAGCCCGGCATAGAGCGCAGGCCAGTTGTGTTCGAGCCAGGCGGCGAGCCAGGCCCAGGAGTCGGGACGGTCGGGCATAGGTGGTTTCTCGTGCATTGGGTCAGTCCCAGAGGTTCACCGGCTGCTGCGCGGCGATGCCGGCAGAGGCTTGGGCGGGGGCGTCTGGCAGGGTGATAGGGGTGCCGATCGGCAGGATGGGGCCGAGTTCGGCCAGGCCCGGGTTGGCTTCGAGCGCGGCCTCGGTGACGCCCTGGGTGCGCCCGTAGTGCCGCAGGCAGATCCGGTCCAGGGTGTCGCCTTGCTGGGCGCGCACGAGGGTTGCCATCAGATGAGCTCCACGGTGGTCCGGGCCAGGCCCAGGAAGTCGCGGATGGCCCAGCGCTGATCCCGCCGGTACTCGTCGATGGTGGGTGTCTGAGCTTCGGCGTCCTTGTCGCCCTTGGCGGTGCTGTCATAGCTGCGGTATCGCTCGGCGACCTCGGCCGCGGTGGCGGCATCGATCGCGCGCAGGTACAGGTGGGCACGCTCGCTGACGCCGTCGACCAGCAGCGCGGGCACGGCGGCCAGGGTCGCGTAGCCGCTGGTGGACTGGGCAAAGCGGTAGCCGGCGAGCTCGCGGTTGACGCCGATGGCCGCGGCGATTACCGCCGCTTTCAGCTTCTCAGTGCTGACGCTGCTGTCGATCCGCAGCCGTGCGCGGACCTGGTCCAGATCGATCGCCGGCCAGAAGGGGTCGGACACCACCTGACCGCTGGCGACGGTGCCGCCTGCAACGAATCCGCTCATGGTGCTGCTCTCGAATGGGTCGCCGGTGGTCGGGGCTTCACGGTCCCAGGCAAGGCCTGGCCGATCCGCCCCGAGCCGGCGGGGTTGCGGGGGACCGCTCGGTTAGCCGCCAGGGGCGGCATGTTTCTTGGCCAGGCGCTCGGCCCGTTCCAGGTCTTTCTTGCCGCCGCAGCGG